TACTAGCGCCGTGGCAATTGATAGTGTGATAATTAAGTGTTTATGGTTGTACGTCCAGGACGTTGTTACGGTATTTTTTAACGTGTGAAGTTTGGGTATCATAAATTATTTTTTAGCCATTGATGGCTTGAGTCCGATAAAGTACCATTGGTTCTCATCGTAGGCGTTCGCAAACTCTGATTTTTTACCTTCAGGGGTTCGCATGGTATCGCGTACGATTGTATAGGTTTCGTAGCAAGCCACGCCGTTGCGATAGTCTGATATTTCACCAACTTGGAAATACTCAAAGCACATTCTCGTACCCATGTATTCTGGTGGCACTGCCCCCAGCATCTCATCAGCAAATTCTTGACTAACTGGTGTGTGTCCAGACCGTATACCCGTACCGCATCCGTCAATGTGTCGGTTCACGCGTTCCCGGTCGAGTTCTAGCGCGGTTATTGGTTGATAACCCACGCCGTTCATTGGTTTATAGTTCATGTTATGATTTTAGAAAATTAATTGCTCCAGTAATAAGTCCGTCCGCGTTCTCTTGTTCACTAGCGTCCAGACCGTCCCAGATTGCTAGCAGTTCCGCCGTGTCGTATGTGTCACGGTTGGCCACGTTGTACATGATTCCACCGTAAGCGTCTTTGAGGACTTGAATCATAACGGGGTGATTCTTGACTGTTTGGATTGTGTTCATAAATTAATTAGTTAGTGATAAATTAGTTAGATTATTGCCGTGCCCGTTGCCTTGCGTTTGCGCGTTCCAGTAGCACATTGCACTGTCCTCGGTGGCACACGGTGGCAAGGTTGCCAGTAAGTACGCGGTACCAAGTGCAAACATCAGCGCAATGACAACCAGCGCGCGGGCTGCTAGGTCTCTACGGTTGTCAATTTTCTGCTGGTGGCGGTAGTTGTCTACCGCGCGGCGCTTGGCCTTTTGTAGTCGGATATCTTGGTGCGGGACGTTGTTGATGTAATGAATCATAAAATTAATTAGTTGGTAAATTTTTGGTACTTTTTTGGGGTGCTGTTGTACATCCGTGCGGTGTAAGCGCTTGACTGCGAGTTTAGATAAACGGCTGTTACGACTACAGTTTTCAGGTCGTCCCCGAACATAATCATATCGTCCAGTAGCGTCCCCACTCTTGTCACTACTACCGTCCCGTCTTTTGCGGTGTACTTTGCTGCTAATTTTTCAACGGCCTCCAGGGTGTAATATTTTGACATAAGATTTTTATTTAATTTACTTCACGTACAATTACCTCTTCAGAATGGTTGCAATAATTTTGGCAATAAGTTACCGCATCTGCTAGTGATTTTTTTTCTATATACGTCACTTCTTTACCGTTGATAATTATGAATTTTGTCATTTTTTTTATACGCGTTTTTTTATTGTGGCGCGTGTGGTGGTACTAATTTATTAGTACCACTCACGGGCTGCAATTAGTAGGCACTAGCGGGACGGCGTTGGCCTTCCTGGTACATGCAATTCTCCCACTCGTCGTCATGTACCGTCAGACCGTGAAAGTATTGCATCAGTGCATTTTGCAACTTCTCCACCTTGGTTGCTTTTTGTTTGTTACTGGTGGTGAAGTTTTTGCTGCTGTTGACACTCCCTAGCATCCCTCCCCCCAAGTAATTCTGGTACGCCGTCATTTTTGCGCCGTCAATTTTTAGATAGTCGCTAGCGTCAATCTCTATACCTCCCCCACGGTGCGACACTTCACAACGTAAAGTGTTTGCAATAATGTACGCTTCTAGGTTGATTGTGTTCATGTGATATATACGTGCTTTTTTATTGTGACACGTGTGGTGATACTAATTTATTAGTACCACTCACGGGCTGCAATTAGTTGCTGATAAATGCGATATTGCTTTCTACAATTTCTAGCATGATGGCCTCTTGGTTCAATTTAACGCGCAACTCTTTACACAATTTGGTGATGGTTGCATCACTGCTATCAGTCACAATCTCAATTTTTAAAGTATTCTCACGCGCTCCCTTCCAGTATCCGACAACCTGCTCTGTGGTAAAGCCATCGAAGTGACTTCCAGTGATTTCAATAATTTTGTCTACCTCTAATTCTTTTGTCTCGTTATTGTGCCCAACGTACAGGATGGCTTTCTTCATAGCGATATAATTATTTTATAAGTCTCTAACTGGACTTACTCATAGCTTATCAGAAAAGGGTGTCGGTGTCAATCATTTACTATCCACATATACTAGATATAACATCTATCTGATAAATGTCAAACTTGATCAAAATTGTACATATATAGGAATCAGAACGGGGGCATTTTTAGGGTGAAACTGTAAAAATAAAAAAGCCATAAGGTAGGACAGTGGGAGACTTTTTTAGGGGGTGCTTTTGGGTGGGTGGAGTGGGTAAAAAGAAAATAAAAAAGTTTAAAACGTCATTTTCTATAAGGTAGGAATTCCTACCTTATACCATTCTAGCCTTATTTATAACGATATCTTATTTTGCTATTGACGGGGCATAAGAACTAAGGCCCTACGGTAACTATCTGAGAAGTCAATAGACGTCGATTATAGCCTTATTTCTAAGCCTTAAAAGCACTTGACTTTTCTTTTTTTTATTGGGGCACAAGGGCATAAGAATTGGACAAAAGCGGTTTGAGGAAAAAAAAATGTTTTACGAACCAGTCTTTTTTCACCGTTCTTATGCCCTTATGCCCCGACCCTGTTTTCAGCCTTGTTTATAACGCTATGTTAGTTTGCTATTGACGGGGCATAAGAACTAAGGCCCCTCAATATTTATTGCGATATGTCAATACCCCCAAAGTTTTAGATTTTGCTGGAAGAGAAAGGCCGTTTAGATAGTAAATGGTTGACACTGAAAAGTATTGGGGAGGGGGTGGGTCCCTTCGGTCCGACCCCGGTTGTGTTAGTCAGAAATCTCCCCCTACCCCCCAAGAAAAATAAATGAAAGATCCATCAAAAATAAATAAAAGACATCAAAGCTCTATCAAAAATAAGCCCCCGCACCACCACCGCACTACTACCGGGATTCCCGGTAATAAATATAATTTCGGATTTTAAAAAAGTTTCAAAAAAAATTCCCCAAAAAAAATTCACCGTTACAAAAAAGGTGTGATATTATTCTGATATGAAAAGACCAGCCACCGGATCAACTCCCAAACAGTATGCGTATGCTACGATGAGACTTACTGGTCAAGGAGGTTCTAAAAAAGAGATAGCTCGTAAAGCTGGGTTTTCTCACTCGGTAGCTAAAAATGCTAAGTATAAAATCGAAGAGACTGAAGGATATCAAAATGCAGTCATTGCCTTGGCTGCTCAAAGCAACAACCTATTGCTAGGTATCCTTGCTGAGTTCAAAGCTCGGGGAATGAAAAACTTTTCCAACAAAGATTTAATCGCTTCACTAAACGCTATGACATCAGCTTGGGAAAAGATTGAAAAGAAAAGAGAGACGGCCAAAATGAAAACACCCGAAGGAAATTCTCTGCGAGCTGTGTTTACAAAACGAGTTGAAACTCAGACAGTCAGGTTTGAAAAAGAAAAGAAGGAGAAGAAAGATAAAATTTCTAAAGAAGAAAAAGCTACCGCGAGAGAAGCTGAGGTCGTTGGACCAGTGGACGGAATCGACATGGATTTTTAAACGATGGCTAAATACAATATACAATTTCAGAAAGAGCATAACGCCAGTATTGTTGCTCAGTTGATGGAGGACCCTGACTTAATTGAAAACAAGCGATGGCGGATGGATAATCTCTATTGGATTATTACGAAGGACGTAGAGAATCCTAAATCTTTGTTTCAGATGAACCGAGCGCAGCGGCATTTTTCTGAAAACTATTTAAATCCGGATGATCCAAGTAAGCGGTACTACCGTCATATTATTTTAAAATCGAGGCAGCTTGGGTTTACTACGTTTATTGACCTTTGGATTTTGGATGAGATTTTATTTAATACCAACCGTGAAGGTTTGGTTATTGCTCATACCCTCGGTGACGCGACTGAAATTTTCGACCGTAAAATTGACTACGCGATTCGTAACATGAACGAGGAGGTCAAAGGAGCTTCTTTCAAATTAGTTCGAAACTCAGCGAAGAAAATTCAGGTGGTGGTGGACTACGGACCGGAGGAAGGTTCCACCAGTTCGATTCAGGTATCAAACTCTGGTCGGTCGGGAACTTATTTTTACGTGCACATCTCTGAGTTTGCGAAGCTTTGTTTGGCGTACCCAAAACGAGCAGCGGAAGTTGAAACGGGAACATTTCCAGCGGTTCCGTTTGATGGATCTATCTTTATTGAATCGACAGCGGAAGGAATGGCCGGACGTTTTTACGAGATGTTCAACGAAGGGTGGCCGACCAGGGATACGATTACTCCGATGAAATCTCGAGTGATGTTCAAACCGCACTTTTATAACTGGCAGTATGACGATACTGAGATGGCTAAGATTACGGAAATCATTCCGGTGGCTGAAATGGAAATGGGAGAGATTGATTTTGCTGAGTATCAGAAGGATCACAATTTGAGTAATATCGAAATCACGTACTACTACATGAAATGGCTTCAGGCTGGTGGTAAAAACTCTACCGATGCGGTCAATAAACTCAAGCAAGAATTTCCGACTACCGTAGAGGAGGCGTTTCTATCTACCGGTCAGGCGTATTTCCCGACGGCTAAAGTATTTGCGATGATGCAAAAAGTGGTCAACGGTACGCGCGGGGAATTATCGAGAGACGAAAAAGGTGAAGTTATTTTTCAAGAGTTCTCAGCGGGTAATCTTGAAGTTATTGAGAAACCAATTAAAGGGATGCGTTACGTTATTGGGGGAGATACGGCGGAAGGTCTTGCTCACGGAGATAGTCAGTGTTTGTACGTGCTGAAACACTCAACCGAAGAGTGTGTAGCTGTTTACCGTTCGAAGGTTCCTCCGGATGAATTTATTACTGAGGCTTTCAATGTCGGGAAGTATTACAACTGGGCGCTGCTTGGAATTGAATCAAACAAAGACGGGCTGTGGGTAAACGATGGTCTTGATAAACTAGGGTACGTCAATCTCTACTACCGAAAATCA